GCTACGCTACAGGGTATCCACAGAAAGCTCTATACATTGGTATACCTACAACATACTTGCCGTTGACTTCCTTAACTACGGCATACTCACCTTCCACAGCCACACGACCATGTGTTTGGCCAGCATCCATGTCCTTGTAGGTAATGTGTCGGCACTGTATGCAATACAATGCTTCGTACATCCCATCTGGATTGGCCTTCTCTACCATGATACGCAAGTGTTGCGTTGTTTCTTCACATGGTACACATACGGCCAAACATGCTTGATTAGGCCGGTTACGACTAGGCATTGAATGTTCCTTTCATGTTTGCCTTTCGATGATTGTATTAGAGCATGGATTTGTGTGTTTGTCTACGTTTGGTTTGGTAAATGTATCGAGTATTGCTGTCCTATGGTAGGCAATGGTGGTTTGTGGGTAGGGCGATGGTGATTTGTCGGATAGCGCGACCCACCTACCCCCCATGACCCACTTGAGTCAGTAGGAGTCCCGGCTTCTATAGTATTACTACTTTAAACGAATAAATCGTATTTTTCTGAGTTTGGGCCCCTACCCCCCTCACACAGGGGCACCCCCCGGTAGGAGTCCCAAACTTCTTGCATAAAAAATTATTTTACTATATATGTTGTTAACGGTTAATCGCCTGCGACAGAAATATATGGCTATATTGGTAGAACCAGAGCTGGGTATTGGGGTACCGGAGGACTTGCCTCCGTTGGACCTGAAAGCCCGCACTGCTGCAGCTAGTAAGACTGCCGCGGAACTCGCGGAGCATGGGCTTGATGTAGAGCCCACCAAGGAAGATGAGGATGCCGCAGCCAAAATTTCTTTGGCTTATGCGGATGACCCCGCTTCGACCTCTAAAAAGGTCACTAATAAGAAGATATCCACGCTTACACCAGCCTCTTTAGTGCTTACTAACGACATATTGACCGAATTTGGGCGGTCTGTGGTGCAGAGTTCTCTGCATGTGCGCCATCTTGTCACCAATAAGCTGTTATTAGAGACCGAAAACCCCGACCCCCGCGTGCGTATACGCGCATTGGAACTGTTAGGTAAGATATCTGACGTTGGATTGTTCGCTGAAAAGTCCGAAGTGACCATAACTCACCAGTCTACGGACGATTTAAGGGATAAATTACGTGAAAAATTGCGTAAACTGTCCGCCCCGATAAGGGTTGTGCAAGATGCGGTGGTTATAGATGGGGAATTCATGGATGTAGACGCTGAATTGGGCCTCAAAGAAGAAAAACAGCCCGTAGATGAGCCTAATGACGGATAAAGCCTTCACAGATATTGCTTTCAACGGGGATGAAATCCAGTTGATGCTGGATAATCTGGATAAGTATACCTCCGATGAGGTTGCCGAGATAGATCGCATGGTGGATGAGCTGGCCACCCGCAGAGATAACACAGAAGCATATGACGACCTGATAGAGTTCTGCAAGCGTATGCAGTCTGATTACATTGTAGGTAAACATCACCGCATGTTGGGCAATATGCTCATGGAAATCGAGGCGGGGGACAAGGACCGTATCTGTGTTAACATCCCCCCACGCCACGGTAAGTCACAATTAGTGTCTATTTTCTTTCCGGCGTGGTTTTTAGGGCGCAACCCCAATAAAAAGGTCATGATGGTGTCCCATACTACCGATTTGGCGGTAGATTTTGGTCGTAAGGTACGAAATTTGATATCTACGGACGAATATAGAGCTATTTTCCCCACTGTGAAGCTTGCGGTGGATTCTAAATCAGCGGGGAGGTGGAACACCAATTCTGGAGGAGAGTATTATGCATGTGGTATCGGTTCATCTATTGCTGGCCGCGGTGCTGATCTATTGCTTATTGACGACCCCCATTCTGAACAGGATGTCATTAACGGAAACTTTGAAACGTTTGAAAAAGCCTATGAGTGGTTCACCTTCGGGGCCAGAACACGACTGATGCCGCAGGGCCGTGTGGCCATTATCCAGACAAGGTGGCATATGGACGATCTTACGGGGCGGGTGACCAAAGATATGGTGCAGAACCCCCGTGCCGATCAATATGATGTGGTCGAATTCCCCGCTATACTAGATATAGTGAATAAGAAGACCGAAAAATCGGAACAGAAGCCTTTATGGCCCGAATTTTTTGATTTGGATGCTCTGCTCCGTACCAAAGCGTCCATGCCCGCCTTCCAGTGGAACGCGCAGTACCAGCAGGAGCCGACAGCGGAGGAAGCTGCCCTAATCAAGCGCGAGTGGTGGGGTCAGTGGAAGGAAACGCAGCCTCCATCCTGTGAGTATATTATAATGTCTCTGGATGCGGCGGCGGAAACGCATAACCGGGCTGATTTCACGGCGCTTACAACGTGGGGTGTGTTCTTTAATGAGGATGAGGACGCATATAATATTATATTGTTAAATAGTATAAAAAAGCGTATGGAATTCCCAGAACTTAAAGAACTTGCTATGGAGGAGTATAGCGAGTGGGAACCCGACGCGTTTATTGTTGAGAAAAAGAGTGCGGGTACGGCGTTGTACCAAGAAATGCGTAGAATGGGTCTACCTGTACAGGAATATACACCCCACCGGGGGACAGGGGATAAATTGGCGCGTTTGAATTCTGTTGCGGATATTGTGGCATCGGGGATGTGTTGGGTTCCTGAAACACGGTGGGCGGAAGAGGTCATAGAAGAGATTGCAGGATTCCCGTTTATGAGTCATGATGACTTGGTTGATTCTACAGTTATGGCTCTCATGCGTTTCCGTCAAGGGGGTTTCATACGTTTACCTACTGATGAACCGGACGAGGTTCAATACTTCAAACGCCGTACTGGCGGGTATTATTAGGGATTGATTTTATGGCGATTGAAAAAGGGCTGTATTCTGCCCCCCAAAGTATAGACGACGAGTTGCCTGATGAGGCGCTGCCTGAAGGGGGACTGGAAATTGAAATTGTCAACCCGGACATGGTTACGCTGGATGATGGTAGCGTAGAAATAACTCTGGTCCCTGGCTCTGATTCCTCGGATATGTCTTTTGACGGCAATCTAGCCGAGGAGATGGAGGATACGGAGCGTACTACCCTTTCCGAAGAACTTATCGGGCTTATCGATGCAGATATAGATAGCCGCAAGGAATGGGCGGATACCTTTGTAAAGGGTCTGGATGTACTCGGTTTCAAGTATGAAGAACGCACGGACCCTTGGGAGGGGGCTTGTGGTGTGTACTCCACGGTTTTAGCTGAAGCCGCTATCCGGTTCCAGGCAGAGACTATGAGTGAAACTTTCCCCGCCATGGGGCCTGTCAAGTGTAAGGTACTCGGAGAAGAGACCAAGGAGAAAAGTGAAGCCGCGGCGCGTGTCAAGGCGGATATGAATTATGAATTGACCGAAAACATGATCGAGTACCGCCCCGAGCATGAGCGTATGTTATATAGTCTGGGTCTGGCCGGTTCCGCGTTTAAGAAAGTTTATTACGATTCTAATCTTGGACGGCAAGTTGCCCTGTTCATACCGGCGGAAGATTGTATCGTACCTTATGGGGCTTCTCATATTGAAACGGCAGAGCGTGTCACGCACGTTATGCGGAAAACAAAGAACGAACTTAAAAAATTACAGGTTAACGAGTTTTACCGCGATATAGAACTGGAAGACCCGGAACCATATCATTCCGATATAGAGATTCGTAAAGCGGAAGAAGGTGGGTATTCCCTCACCGATGACGAGCGGTACGCAATATACGAGGTGCACGCCGATCTCGTTATTGAGGGTTTTGACGACTCCGACGATGAAATCGCCAAGCCTTATGTAGTTACTATCGAACGTAGTTCGGGTGAAGTTCTTGCCATCCGCAGAAATTGGGATCCCGATGACGAACTCATGCTCAAGCGGCAGCACTTTGTACACTACCCCTATGTACCAGGGTTTGGTTTTTATGGCCTTGGGCTTATCCACATTATTGGTGGGTACGCCCGCGCAGGAACTTCCCTGATTCGGCAACTTGTTGATGCCGGTACGCTTGCTAATTTACCTGGGGGTTTGAAATCCCGCGGGCTGCGTATTAAAGGTGATGATACTCCGATTGAACCGGGGGAGTGGAAGGATGTGGACGTACCTTCCGGCAGTATCCGCGACAATATTATGCCACTTCCGTATAAAGAGCCCAGCCAGACACTTCTAGCATTGCTTAATCAGATCACCACTGAAGGCCGCCGGTTGGGGGCAATCAGTGATATGAACATATCTGATATGTCCGCTAACGCCCCGGTGGGCACAACGCTGGCACTTCTGGAACGCACGTTGAAGCCCATGGCTGCGGTACAGGCCCGCGTTCATTACGCCATGAAACAGGAGTTCAAGCTCCTCAAGACGTTATTGGCTGAGTACGCGCCAGCGGAATATTCTTATCAGCCCTTGCGCGGGGAAGTTGGGGCCCGTCAAGCGGATTACGCGATGGTGGAAGTTATTCCTGTTAGTGATCCTAACAGTTCCACGATGGCCCAGCGAGTTGTGCAGTATCAAGCAGTTTTACAGATGTCCCAATCTGCGCCACAAATTTATGATTTGCCG